TGGTTTGGCAAAGATGAACGCCCTTGCCATGCGAACCTTGCAGCACCTTAACAACACATGGAAATCCTATTTCTTGTTCAACCACTTTGCTCGAAACAGGAAACTTAACTAACATTGTCTTTGGTGTTGGGATATTGTTCTGTGCTAGGATTTGGTGAGCAAGCAGTTTATCTTTAACATTAGCAATAGCATCACTACTATTAATAGTAGGCACACTAAACTTTTCTAATTGACGCATAACAGCACTGCTAAAGTAATTTGTTCCACTGCCTGTGCGAGTTAGTACAATCTTGGGCATAGAGATGCTTGTGCCTTGATAGCGAATACTTTTTGAGCGACTGCGATTAACAATGATATCAAAATCATCGGGATGAACAACCTTAGTATCAATGTTTTTGGCAGCAAATGCCTCTAACAAACGAGTGTTTTCATAACTTTCACGATGCTGACTTAGTATCCAAACTGTGCTCATGCTATTAGTTATCTACGGACTTAATGAGACTTAAATTTTCTACAAACGCCTCAGTGCAACCGCTCCAAGTATATTGCTTACTTGATTCATATACTTTTTTACGGTTACAGTTGAGTGCATACTTAATAGCGGTTTCTAAATTATTATCCATGTATCCATTAACGCCATTCACAATGACATCGGTTGGCCCCGTAACAGGATAAGCAGCAATTGGGGTGCCACACGCCATTGCTTCTAACATTACAACACCAAATGTATCAGTCTTGCTTGGAAATACAAATACATCGGCACAGGCATAATATTCGGCTAGTTCCCTACCACTCTTATAACCAGCGTAATTTATATACGGATACTTGCGTTTTAGTTCTTGTAGGTATGGACCATCACCGACGAGTATCTTGGTGCCATCTATTTGCAGCGAACAGAAATCATCTAGCCCTTTTTCATAACTAGCACGACTAACACAAAGTATAATAGGTTTTTTGACACCAGTAGATTCTCTGCGTTGTGGATTAAAGGTAACAGTATCAACACCACGGTTCCATACAGCAAGATGTTCAAATCCACGATCACTTAATTCACGCTTCATGGTTTCATTGGTAACTAGCACTTTAGTAGAGAACTTATGAAACATTTTTATAAACCAGTATCCCCAATCTACAGGAAATCCAAAGAACTTATTAAAATATTCTGGAAACTTTGTATGGTAGGATGTATTGTGTGGGATACTGCGCTTATCTACTTTACAATACCAACGAGCAGCAAAGCCTAGCGGACCTTCTGTGGCAATGTGAATAGCATGAGGATTAAATGATTCAATCATTGGTCCCACTCGCCAGATATTCCATGCTAGCGCAATTTCAGGATATCCTGGCGCAGCGATGGTCTTAAACTGACTTGGTTCAATAACCTGAACTTCGTGTCCAAGTTTTCTTAGTTCTGCAACAGTATTGACAAGGGTAGTTACAACGCCATTTACGCTTGGTGCGTATGTATCAGTTACTAGGGTGATCCGCATGAGAGTATTTAATTATAATCCACTTGCCTTCATATGTTTCAACAAGTGCCGTGCAACTCTCTACCCAATCGCCACAGTTCATATACTTTACATCACCTATATCACGAATGTTTGCATGATGAATATGTCCGCATATAATACCATCGGCACCTTTGACTTTAGCAAACTTGGCTAGGTTTTCTTCAAAGTCGCCAATAAAATTTACTGCTTGCTTAACTTTATACTTTGCCCATGCGCTTAGACTCCAGTGTGGGAGTCTGAACCAATTTTGTAATTTATTAACAACCACATTAATGTTAATGAGAATATCATATGCCCAACTTCCTATATGTGCCAACCACTTCATATTCTTCATGACCACATCAAACTGATCGCCATGCATGATTAGATATTTCTTGCCATCTAATCCGCTATGCGTGATTGTATCAGTGAGAATGATATTACCAAAATGATGGTCGCCAAAACTGCGTAGAAACTCATCGTGATTGCCTGGTAGATATGTAACAAGCGTTCCTTTACGAGCCATACGCATAATTTTTTGGATAACGTCGTTATGTTCTTGCGGCCAGTAGAATGATTTGCTCATTGCCCAACCATCAATAATATCGCCTACAAGATAAAGATGTTCGCATTCAAATGTCTTGATAAATTCAAGCAGAGCCACAGGTTGGCTCATTTTTGTGCCAAGATGCACATCGCTTATGAATACGCTGCGGTAATAATTCATGCAATTCTATTTAGATATATCTAATATAACCTAAAGATCGAGTATTCAATTTTCTATCCCATATATCTATTTCTTCGGGAAGCCACGTCTTATCAATTTCTGTTTTAAATAATTCATGATCGAAATTAAAAATTTCAGCAAGTTTTTTAAAATTTTTATTAATATATAATTCTTCATAACTTAAATTAAAAATTGCTCTGTCATCAAACAAAAATTCTTGTTTTTGTGATAGATTTAAATTTATTATTTCAATCAAAGTAGCAAATCTATTTTCATTATTGATTTCTAAATTATTGTTTATAAGTCTAACGTCAATTGCAAATGATATTTTTTTAGCAGGATTTTTTAAAAGTTTGTGATATTTGACTTGATTTAAAAAACTCAGATTAACTTTCTGACATTCATTTTTAATTGTACTTTCAATAACAAGATTAGTTATAAATTTTTGATCATATGTTAAATTTATTATTTTAAAATAATTTTCAATCAAAAAATTATCTGGAATCATATACGAGTTATGTGCTGGGTAGATAATATCTACAAGAGGTTTAGATTTCTCAAAAGTTTCTAATGAAAACTTGTAAGTACTCAAGTATTTAAAACTTACTTTATTTGATTTTGAAATTTTTACTTTGTCATCCATAAACCGTACAGATTGATAATTTAAAAAATTGCAAAGAAAATCTCCTTTACATCCAGGTTTATAATTTAAAATGTATCTTGTTTGCATGTTTTTACTTAATTACAAAAAGGTGCGGGTAGGATTTATACCTACAATTAGATTGGTATTATAAGAGCCGCAGGGCTTATCTTCCCTCGCTCGCTAGTTACATCGTATTTCCATTTCGCCCTATCACAGGGATGCGTGTCCTATCCACGCTGCCGCACTTATTCTTATAATAACATATATTTTAATTTAATGGTATTACTTTATCAGTGCCAATAATCTTGGCAGTAAATTTGCAAGCACGTGGATTAATAATATTCACTTCTTTTTCTTCGGGATTACCACGAACATCCACGCTTAAATTATCAATATTGTTTGGTGGTGTTTCAGCAGTAAGTAAAACATACATATCTTTACCTTCACTGTAGTATCTACCAGTGCCTTCAATATAGTCATCTATAACATCACGATCAACAGTCCAGTGCGCACCTAAATCTGTGCGATTTAAATCTTCAAATTTTTCTAGGAATACAACACGATATAACACGCCACCTTGTTGTATTATAGCATCAACTTCATTGCTATAATCGTGAATTTCAACTGCGCCACGACGACTATCGCCATAGTAATCTATCCAAAACTTTAGTGCTTCTGTATAATATTTTGGATCAATTAGTCTATTGTTTTTTTCTTTTGCTGGTGAAGGTAGCGTCTTAAAATATTCCCATGTATTAGCATCACGAACAACGGCAAACTCTTCTGGCTTGGCACCTTTATTTTTTATGGCATAATCAATGCGAAATTTTGAATACCAATCCTTTGCTTCATCATATGAATCAAAAAACTTTGCATTATCGTGCATATCGTTTGGCTTACCATTACGAAATAATTCATAATAGCCTGGTCCAGTTTTTTGTGGCGTGGTTTCTATTTCACTTAAACGCATACTATATTTAATGTTTTGTGTAACTGTATCCAGAACAAGGCGGCGTTAAACATTGTATGCTCATGCTTCCACTATCAGGCGTTAATGGATTATCTTGCAATACGGTTGCACCAATTCCGCTTCCACTTAGATTAAGAGTAAAATTCTTATTAGCATCGCCAGTTTGGGTAATGGTGGCAATGTTATTATTATTTGATGTGGAAGCATCTAAGTTAATAGCAGCAGTATGATTTCCACTACCATTTTGTAAGATAGTAAGTGTATTATTGTTATTGTTAGCAGCACTTGTATTAGTATTCAGTGTTGCATTCAATCCCATGCCAGTTGGTGGCGTTCCTATAAATGCCTGATGATCACCGCTACCCTCTTGCACGATGGTTAGATTATTGTTATCACCTTGATTAAGAATGGTTGCCTGTGGTGTGCCACCTGTAACTTGTTCTACAAATATATTATTACCATTACCAACTTGGTCAATATATACAGATGATCCACGTGGTAGCGTTGGCATGGATAAGCCAGGTCCGCTACTAGTAGCACTTAAACTTTGTGCAGCAACGGGTGTAATCCATAGTAAGAATAACAAACGTTTCATATTAATTTCCTTGAGTGATGGTTATTACGCTGCCACCAGGATGTTGAACATGCTGTGTCATATTTACCCCATCCTGATTTAGGTTAAGAGTAGTTGGACTATCCTTATCTACAGTCAATTGAGTATAACTGTTACCGCCTTGACGATATAGTGTGAGTGAAGAATCTATCTTGACATACTTCAATCCTGCCTGTTTGTTTGGGGCATATTGTGGCAGCATTTGGTTTTCACCACCTAACATACTTGCTAGTAACGAAGCATTGGCAAGGTCTAACATATTAGCCAAGAACACAACATCAAGATTATTAACACTTAATTTGTCAAATGCTGTTAGATAATTTATATCCAATTCATCAAACTTTAAGAAATCTTTATCAAGAAAATTAACATCAAGTGCAGTTTTTGTTGTAGTTTGTTCTTCTGCTGCTTTCTTAGGCGGTTGTAGGATAAGCATATTATTGATTTGTTCTGTGCTTAAGTTAAGAATAACAGGCTTGGTTGGATTTTGTTCTTTGGCACTTGTAGAAGTTGCCTGAAATGGTTTGTCAAGATGCACTGTTCCCATGTCGGTAGTCACATCAATCTTGCCAGTAATGCAGTCTTTATCAATATTCTTATAACCTACTGGACAACTTGGCAACAGCACAATAAGACTGCGACCTAATTCATCAACGGTCATACTAAAATCTGTTCCACGCACACCAATTGTAGCAGTAGGAGTTTCAATCTTCACACTTTGTGGATTATCTTTGGCAATTTGACCGCTAGCATAACGAGCAGTTCCGATAGCAACCTTAAGTCCTAATTTGCCAGCATCACTATTTTTAGGATCATATACGAAATCATCAATAACAAGTTTGCTTTGTTCGGTTATTTCAACCTTGGTATCATCTTCAAATGTAATACCAACTCTTGCTTTAGCAGTAACAACGGCGTCATTCATTTCGACGCCGCTGTTTATATTACTTGGTATGCTTTGTTTTTCACGTTGTATTTCTGTTGGACCTGTTTGTTCAGTAACAGTTCCGATAGCAGCATTAGTTGCCGCTGGTAACAGAAATACTGTTATTAGAACCAGTGCTCTTAATATTGACTGTGCTATCAGTTGTGCCACTTTGAGTCACCGCCACGTTGTTGCTCGCACCAGTTACTTCAACTTTTGACACAAAGCCATTAGCACCTGCTGGTCCGTTCTGACTTATATTTACCACGTTTGTATCGCCAGTTTCTTTGACATCAACGCCAGCGCCCATTAGGTTTGTAGTGGTGCTGTTAATTGTAGTATTGTTAGTGCTGCCAGCAACAACTGCAGTAATTGTGCTTTTAGAACCAGCAGTAATATTTGTGTTGTTGGTATTACCTGTGACATTAGCGGTAATAGCAGTATCAGTACAACTGCTGCTTGGAGCAGCGCCACACGCAACCGTTGTATTATTATTATCACCAGTTACAACACTATTTAAAGTGGTATTGGTTCCTTGGACATTGATAACATGCGTATTATTACTACCAACTTGTGAAATGCTTACTGTTTGTCCATTTCCGTGTAAGGTAGTTGCGGTAGTGTCGTTACCAATTTCGTTATTTGACCCTTGTTGATTTAGTGTGATAGTGCTTCCGCTACCAACCTGGTCGATATAAACATTGTTAATCGTACCAGCAAAACTTTGACTTGCCAGCATAATACCCACAATACTAATTGCGGCTTTCATAAAGTTTTTCAACTGCCTACTCCTTTAAGGAGTTTTACGACGCCTTCTTTTTAAGAGTCGCGTAACTCCACAAATTCTTTTGAACACCCTGTTTGATCATATCCACAACCGCTGCTTCTGTTGCCAGACGCACGGCATATGTGGTGGGTTCGTTGACATTTGCACCAGATTCGACTTGTAAACTCATCGTGCTCTGGTCTAAAAAAGTGACCACTGTGCCACTTCCGCCTGTGCTTAAGATTGTTTTTGTGGCACCAGCAGAGATTAATACTTCACCAGTATGAACACTTATCAATCTTACAATCACAGTAACCTCGTCGGTTCTATATTGTTGATTTACGCCTATTCCTAACATGGCAGCGCCATTGCCACCACTTTGTACATTAGTATCGTAACCTACGATACCACCCTCCACCATAACACCAGCAATAAGCATTGGTGATAACGGCTTAGCATCTTTTCCTTCATAGGTTTCACGTTGGTTGCGAATTAATTGACGCTCTTTAATAAGATCATCTAAGCCAACACGTTCTACAACTTGGAACCATTTACTATGACCTGCATCTTGCAACGCCTTAATAAGAAATACTTCTCCGCCTTGTGTGACAGCACTGCTTAACACAGAAAACTTATCGTTTTCTTTACGCTGTCCAGTTTTATCACCAAACCCATACATAGCAATAGTAATTGGTTGCCCATCTGGTGGTGGCATATTTGCTAATTCATTATAATAACTCTTTGTTACCTTCTGCGGCATATTGCTTGCTGCTGTTGGTACTTTTGCTTCATATGGCTGCACAGTGCTACATGCTGCCAGTAACGTGGTTATAATCATTGATACGATAAATTTATACATTAGAACTTGAAACTCCCTATTGGAACTGTGATATCTGTACGATTGCCAGTAGCATCAATTACCGTTAAGGCGATAGTCTGAGCAGTGCTATCCTTGATCCAAGAGATAGTGCTGCCTTCAAATTGCATAGTTCCAGTAGTTGATCCATCGCTAAACATAGCATTGCTAAGTTGCAAACTTAACTGTGCGTAGATGCGGCTTTCCAGATTGTTGAGAAATTTATTTAAATTGGTGTTACTAGCCGCTGCTGCGGCTGCATCTGCATCTGCTTTTTTCTGAGCAGCAAGAGATTGACGACGAGTATATTCCTCGTTTTCAATAGTCAATACATGACTAGAGAATCCATCACCACTAAATTGCGGGTTTTTAAATGCAAATGTCATGTCACTTGCGTGTGCAAGTGTAGGAACTGTCATTAAAAATACACAAATTGCGCTAATTTTACACATAATAATACCCTTGTAACTAATATTATTTAGTAATTACAAGGGTGTCAAAATATTGGCACTTTACTGTTTTTTGTAGTGGTTGGGGAGCCAGGGATCGAACCTGGAATCTCCTGAGTCAAAGTCAGGCGTATTGCCAATTATACCACTCCCCAATAACTCAATTTTCTATTGCTTGTCCATTTGGTGCTACTAAACCTTTAACACCAGTTCGGGCAAACTCTACTACATCCGCCTTTGGCAAGAACTTATACCAAAGATGTTCAATATCTATATATCCACCGGCATTAACACGGTCTTGCATATGTTCAACCATGTCTTCAAGAAGTAGAATAAACTCTGGAATACGATTGCCACCAAAACTATAAACACGCAACATATGCTGTTGATCTACACCAGTAATACCTGGCACAAACTGACTTAACATACGCTTGGAAACAACATACTTGTCGCCAACGATATCGTTCTCATAATCTGCGGTGTTAAACGTATCAGTAAGCATATAACGACCACTTACCTTGAAGATACGATCACAGCCCTCAAACCAACCTTCTTCCTGTGCCATTTCAAAGAAACTATGAACTACTGAAAGTTCAGTTAGATTCTTAACAATATCTTGCACTTCGATGGTATCATGAATCCATACTACGTTTTCATCCGTACTGAAATCTACAAAGTGATCAACATGTTCTACAAGTTGAGCCTTTACATCATCACTTATACCAGGTTGGCTGCAATCTGTCAAGCAAATAACAGCATTTGGAATACGATCACGAACACTTTTAATAGTTTCTAGCGTCTGAGCAAGTCGTTCTTCTGGCTTATAGATTGAAAACTTAGCATTGATAGCACTGGTGATGAACACCCCATACTTTTTAGAAACTGCTTTCTTCTTAGACATCAAGGTTCAACCAATCTGGACGAGCGAGAGTCCAATCAACAACTTGCTTGATGCGTTCGGTAAGTTCAATCTTAGGTTCCCAACCAAGTGACTTCATAAAATCACCACTTAGTGAATAGCGAAGATCATGACCAGGACGGCTAGAATGGAAATCAACCATTTCATAGTTAAGAGGCTTGTCTTGACTATCAGCAATAATCTGTGCCAATTCAAGATTGTTAATCTCTTGCTTACCAACGATGTTAAACTTAGGACACTTTGCTCCACCAAACTCTGGCGGCATTGTGAAATCCTTGAGATCAAGAATGAACATTAGGGCTTCGGCAACATCCTTTGCATGGATATAGTGACGTGAGCCAGGAATAGTGCGTGTCTTGTCGCTATGAACCGTAATGGTTTCACCGTCACGAGCCTTGCGGATACACATAGGAATGAACTTCTCTGGATGCTGACGCTCACCAAATACGTTCATAGTATGCGTTACATAGACAGGCAGACCATAGGTATTTTCATATGCCACTGCAAGTTCTTCACCACCCGCTTTGGCTGCGCTATATGGATTGCCGCTGTTATAGCGATCATATTCACCATAGTTCACGCCAACGGGTGCAGGACCAAATACTTCATCAGTTGAGAAATATACAAAGCGTTCTAGATTATCACACTTACGAGCAAACTCAAGGATATTGCAAGTTCCAACCACATTATCCATGACGAATTCCATTGGATAATCGATACTACGATCCACGTGACTGCCAGCGGCAAGGTGAAGAATAATATCAACATGACCAATACGAGTCTTCGTAAGGGGGTTAATTTCCGCCTTAAGATCATGAAAGATTACCTTTACACGTGCTCGTGTTTGTGGGCTATGGTCTTGCATCATATCGTTTAGGCGGTTAAGATTGCCGCTAAAATCTAAACGATCAAGACTAATAATATTCCAGTCAGTAGTTTTAAGGATATGGTCTATAACATGGGTAGCGATAAAACCTGCACCACCCGTAACTAATACGTTCTTTGACAATTTGTTCTCCGATTATTGATATTATTATATATGGTTACGATACTTTCGTCAATAAATTATTAATGATATCGTTACTAATTTTTCTAGAATGACCGTTTCTATCAACGAGTATCAAACCAATACCAGTTGGACTACCTTCATCAGGATAAAACTCAACGGTGGCTTCACTGTCCTTGCCACTATCACGTAGATAACGTTTTACCATCGTCATCATACGCATGTTAATAAACATATTTCCACAGTCAATGACATTATCCATAAATTAATTCCCTTCCCAAAACACAACGCCACGACGAATTAATTCACGGGCAATTTTTAACTTTGCTACACGAACAGCATCTGGTTTCTCAAGCACATTAGGATCACATCTATTCAACACATTCAGTGCAGCAATTAATGAATCAGTTGGATGAAAAAGAAGAACCAAACCAGCAAACATATTCATGACTTTCTCCATTACTTATATTCTTAATATAACACAGATTTTAGGATTGTCAAGAAGAAAAAAGACCGCTTCACAGCGGTCTTTTTAACGGACATCCTTAGTTTTGGCGAAATTCCGACTGCCGATGCCGCAGGTTCTTAATTACTTTGCCTTCTTTGGTGCCTTTGGCGCAGCAGTCTTCTTAGCACGAGGCTTCTTAACTGGTGCTACTTCTGGTGCTACCGTTGTTTCTGCTGGCGTATCTGCTGTTACAACAACTGGGGCTACTTGAACCTTGTTTGGATTCAAATCATTCATTGCCCATTCAGCATCACTCATGCTTTCTGGCTTAGTAATTGCCTTTGGTGTTTCAGCGGCAGTTTCAGCAACATGCAATACTTCGTTCATTTTTGCCGCTACTGCCTTTTCTGCTTCTGCCAAATTTGCCTTGGCTTCTGCTTCTAACTTATCTAGAGGATCAACCTCTGGTGTCTTGTCTTTATGATTAATTAGTTTGTAAATTACTGCAACAAGAACAGCAAGTCCAAACAATACAATAATAGCATTCATCGATTATCTCTCCTTTGTAGATATTTACTATCTATAATATGACATTTAAATTAAAATGTCAAATTATTTCTTTGGAGCGAATGATTTTGTAAGTTCGCTAGAGATAATTCCCATAGCACTTGCAGTTGCCTTAACGGCTTCTTTAGTATACGCAGTTTGCGCATCAATAAAATCATTCAGGCTTTTTGCAATAGTATCATTCTGAACAAGGGTCTTAACCATTGTCTTCTTTGTGCTTTGCACGGTATCAATAAACTTTTCGCTGTCAAACATTATTTTGTTCCTTGGTTAATGATGATTAATTCATCTTCTGTATATGGCCACATTGTGTGTTCCTTTACTGCACTGCATATATTTATACCGCAGTGCAGCAATTATGTCAATATATTTTTAATTCATCATACAGTTTTTGACTAGCAAGGTTTTTTGCCTTAGCTTCTACTTGGATATCAAAGTCATTCCACAATTCGCCAACATATTGATTGACCGCACTATTCCACATAAAGTCACTATGCGCACGAAGTGTGCCTTTCTTGTGACCACTTTCCATTAGTGTGGATAGGTCAGGTCTAGAAACATCAGCGATACCCATAGATTCACGACTAAGAGAGTAATGAAGAGAAGGGCGGACACCCCTCCAACTATCCTTGACCATTTTAATACGGTCGTCAGTTGGAGAGATGTATTCTCCCGAATGAATCCAGTGATGATGAGTATCAAAAACGATAGGCAAGATATCACCCAAAGTGAGACAAGCATCAAGTCCATGTGTATATTCCTCGTTTTCTATTGTGATGAGATTTCTAGCTTCGGGCGAGAGGCGGTTGAATACGGTTCGTATAGCCAACGGACCGCCCTTGCCGCTAATATGCACATTGATTTTAAAACCGTGATCATGCCAACTAGAACCAAAACCCATCCAACGAGCCAAGTCAGCATGATATTCAAATTCAGCAATTGAATTTTGAACAACACTTTCTCTGTCACTAGCAAGGACGCAAAATTGGCCAGGATGAAAACTGACCCTAACATCGAGACGTTTAGCAGCCTCTCCAACTTTGGCCAGTCGCTTTGCGATGGTTTCACGAAGGTGTTTATCAGTCCAGAAATGGCTCCAAGTTGGCTCAGTGTAAACAGGAAGTATGTCGCTACTAAGGCGTACCATTCGTAATTCTGGTGCAAGTTTTCCAACACGGGTGACCAATCGTAATGTGGCATCTGTATTATGCTCCATGATATCCCACAAACGTTGCTCAGCAACTGCCTTGGTCTGGCGGTTTAACCAAGCCACCGTGGTGGTCTTGTTGTTGTAAAGGAGTGCATCATCTTTGGGCTTAAAGCCATCAAGTTGATCCACGGTGTCAATCCATTTGCAGCAAAAGCCGATACGTTTTTGTGTCATAGTAAGAATATAACACAATTAAACGCAATGTCAAGCAAATATTTCAGGATAAAGTAGGGAAATATGAAACTCTTGGTCGGTAGTAATATACGTTTTAATATGTGGAATTAAACTTTGGGCTAAAACTTGATGTCCATTTGCACTAAAATGGTTTAATCTTGGGTCTTCAAACGTAGTCCAATTCTTGTTATATTCTCGGTTATAATCTGCTCTGCTGCAATTTACTAATCCACCATTGGACAAAATCCATAGACCATGCGTTTTATTTATAAAATCATGTTCGAAGCATGGAATGTTTATAAGTTTAATATTGCGTTTTTTGCATATTTCTTGCATATCTCGCAGAATAGAATTAAAAATATACTTGCCAAAATCTTCATCATCAAGTAACCATTCTCTGCTACCATCTTTATTGTAAAATCTAGTATGCTCGGTATGACAGCAGATAATAACATCTGGATTGTTTTTTATAGTTTCTAAAAATTCAAGATATATTCTATATTGCGCTTGCCCACGAAATCCTGAATGGTGAATGACTTCTAAATTAAGTTCATTACAAACTTTTTCTATCCATGTATTTTTGTAAGTGTGAGTGAAACTATCACCAATAATACTCACCTGCATTAGAACACCGTAATATTATGTAATTCGCTAAATCGTTGAGCATCTGCCCATGTATTCACTAATGGCTCGCCTTTAATATTAAGACTAGTGTTAAGCAACATTGGACAACGAGTTCTTGCATACCATGCTTCTAATATTTTGTATGTAATACTTGGCGTAGGTTGGTCAATTGTTTGAACACGAGAGGTTCCATCTACATGACAGATTGCTGGAAAAGTGCCAGGTGATAGACACGCATCTGCCCATTGCATATAATCATGATTTACTCGCATCTTACTATAAAAGTAATCGCTAAAGAAACTTTTTAGTATAATAGGAGCAAACGGACGAAATGGCTCACGTTTCTTAATCGCATTTACACGGTTTTTTACATCGTCACCACGAGGGTCTGCAAGTAGCGAACGATTGCCCAACGCACGCGGACCAAACTCTGCACGACCATTGGCAATACCTACAACTTGACCTGCTTCTAACGCATCAACAACAGCACGAACATCTACCTTACGATCAATGTTATAACCAAGAAACGCATGGTTCAGATTCACATGCTTCTTGGTATGATAGGTAATTGCACCTAAACTTAAACCACTATCGCCAGGATTTGGTGGCACCCATATTTTGCTAAACCCAATAAATGTTTTCAATCGGCTGTTTGCCACGCAATTAAGTGCGCAACCACCTACCAATACAAGATTATCACTGCTAATCACATCACGAGCATAGCGACAAATTGCCATTAAGTATTGTTCATATAAGGCTTGTGCAGATGCTGCAATATCTTCTGGTTTCCAATTTTCATCTTTAGGCTTGGACCACCAACGCATACCACGATGTAGGTTATGCTTAAACTCTATGTGAGGCGGTGACCATGCACCAAAGAACTCATTAAGCATTGCTTTAAGATGCTTTGGTTCGCCGTATGCTGCCATGCCCATGACAATATATTCTTCTTCATTGGGCTTAAACCCAAGATAATCTGTGATAGCACTATAGAATAGCCCAATACTTTGTGGATAAACATTACTCCAAACTTTAGTAAGTTTATCTCCATGCCCACGCCATATTGAAGTGCATTCATATTCACCAATAGCATCAATAACTACTACGGCTGCATCACTAAAACTACTGGTATAATAACCCATAGCAGCATGCGCACCATGGTGAGGTGTGGTTACAACTGGTATTTTGCCCAAACCATATTTTTTAAGATAGTTGTTTAAGTTATAGTGTAACGGACGCTGACCACTTATAAGATTACGAACTGCTCGTTTCCACGGCTGTTCATACCACAATATTTTATCTGGTATGCCATATTGTAACGCATCATCAATTAGTGCTTCATTAAGATGTGAATCGTTTTTTACTCTGCTATACCGTTCAGCGTGACCAGCAAACAAAATATTAGACCCATCAACAAGAGTGATACTTGCATCATGATTGTTAGCATTGATACCTAATAACATCTTTCCTCAATATACAAATGGGTCACGTTTGCGTAATTCTTTGAGCAAACGACGACGCTTATATTTGTATATCATATCATCAAAAATATTATAAATCCATTTAAAAATACGCATTATAGAATCTTCCCCCATGTAGTTTGACCTTGGCATCTGTATATAGCCGTGCCATCACGCATGACAGCAATTTCGCCAGGCTCACCAACTTGTTCTGGAATACGATCTACAATGTTTATTAATAACCCATTAAATCTAACTGGACCATTTAATTCTATAATTCCACTTGTTCGCAAACCAATTTGTTCTTGATTATTGCTTCCAAGAATTACATCTGTTACACGAGTGCTGCCAGCATACATAGTCTTTGGGCTGTGCTTTACTAGAGTAAATTCACTATCTTCATCCCACACACTTAACGCACCACTTGCACTTTCAGTATTAATACCAACTTTATTATTAGTAACAACAAGTGTTTCGTGAATAATAGCTTGACCGCTTACAACAAGTTCATTAAGGTTTCCAACCTTGCGAAGATTGCTATTGATAATATGCGGACCAAGACTATCGCTATTAACAATATATCTGTCGCCATCTAATAACTTACGATTAGATATATTAATATCGCTATTATTAAATATGTCGCTGCTTATTTTATTTGTAATATTTGTAATATATTCATCAAAACTGTTGCTTTGCAAAATATTACCAGATAATACTAAATCACCATCGACAGTTAAGTTTTTTACAAAACTATTATCAGCAATTAATAAATTCTCAGCAGTAATATTATTGGTGGTAATGATACCTTCATCGGTAATAGTAAGTTGAACGGCTGTTGCTTCATCATTAATTCCACTACTACTAAATTTTTTAATTTTACCACTATCAATTAAGCTAGGATCAATAAGTGCGCCTTCCATATTAATACTATTAAAAGGTATGCTGCGTGTAGGAAAGTTAAAATTTAATAAAGTATTTTGAACTTTTTTATCAACACCTTCAATAATTAAATTATTAATATTAGCATTATTGACCATATCACTAACAAGATTAGTACCAACTGTTAGTAACTGATCAGCCATAATACTATTAACAAGTGTGCTAACTTCATTAGATAAATCACGTTTGCTAACAATGTCATTAAAAATTTTGCTTGTTAGGTTCATAACAATACTTGATACACTTTTTTGAAGTGCATCTGCAATGATCGTGTTAAGATCAACTTGTTGTAAGTATTGTTCTACATTTGCGCGAACAGTTGCCGCTATCGTAGATTCTAAATTAATTTCAACCAAATTTCACCTCAGAACTGTACTGTAATAATGTGTTCATAATTCTTTTTAAAGAATCCACGATATAACAAGTTCTTTTGTACAACGTAATTTGTTCCGCCTAAGTCACTGGTATATTTTGCCAGTTGCTTAAAGTACATTGTGCGACGGTCTATAGGACCAAGAACAGTTAAATCTTTTTGATTCTCTATGAAGTATATATGATTTTTCCAGTTCTGACGATTAATTTTATCCATTATATTTTGTTCAAGTACAATTGTATCGTCGTTGATAAAAGTATCAACTTGATTACGCTTGTGAGGTGCGTTATTTTTATAATCTTGGATAGTAGTAATTAAGTAACCTTTAGTAACAGATTTTATTTCTGCAACCATATTTCGTTGTTCAGTTTCACTGTTAGCATAGGTAAAATATTCATCAAGCGCAATTGTTACATCAACCGTAGTTGGAACATCCGTAATCTTATCAATGAATTGGCTTTCACTTTGCCAAGTATATTTTACGCTTTGATCATCAACCACATAACATGTGTGATGTTTTTCTAATAATAATACGATTGGGTTAAATTTAGGAAACAATATAACTCTAGGGTTAGTATTCAATAATTGAAATACCCTAGTTATAATATCAGATTTAATCTGCGCTTGTTCAATAAAGCGATTAAATTCTACAAGGTGATTGATCTTGGTCCAATATTCATTTATCAAAATAATAAATCCCACTAATTATTATTTAGTGGGATTATGTCATTTACTTGATAAGGATGCCAAGTTCCTTAAGGTCATCATACAAGGTATGATCATTTGGAATGGTCTCGGTTTTGCCATCCTTAACGTTTTTGACAATCTTTTCAATATCATGCGTTTGCAAATCAGTACAACGTTTAAACGACGCACGAATCTTGGTCCAATCTGGCTTGCCTTTATAACCCATAATCAACATTGTCATATACTCTCTTTTTTCTATTTTCCTAATATACTATATAGTCTGCAGTTTGTCAATAGTTTTTTAACGGGCGGGTTGCTATCCCCACGATGGTTTTAGTTTGGTCAATAGTTTTCGGGTTTCAACTGCCTTACGCAATCACCATTACCTTCCACAGGTCTCTCACCTGTCCAGCCCGTTGATCTCGGTATGCATCCCTCACATTCGGTTTTTAGTTATACTCGCTCCAACCTTTTAGCACAGCCGTGCCACCGTTAAAAATCTATTGTAGGATATTTAATATTGTGTGTCAAGCATATTCATCATCGTCATCATAATCATATAATTTTTCATCTTCATCCATATCATCTGCATTGCCATTATTATACCAACCATAATATGTTTCATTTGGCATAAGAATACGAAAGTCACCTTTTCCAATCATAGCGATGGAAAGCATGGTCATATCTTCTTCTCGCATGATATCCGTGATATAAAAACTACTGCCACAACCACCGCCTATGCGTTTGATAGGCGTATGTTTGATGTCAAGAGATTGCAATACTTCGGTAAGTGAAGCACCAAATTTGGTAATAATACGAGTAATACCACGCTCTGCGTTGCGTAATCTTATTTCATCTGCTTTGGTAAGAACAGTAAGTTTTGCACAATTATCTGTATCAATTGTGACAAGGCAATCTTTGAATTTGATTGCGCCTTTGGTTTTTACATTGGTTGGAGTTTCTTTGGTGGTCCAAGGCAAGTTGGCTTCAACATGATCAACATAATATGTTTTGCCTTTGGCCATAATAATCCACATTGGGATTGATGGGTCTTCTAAGTGCTTCTTGTTAAAATGAAACACTGCTTCTTTACATGCTAATTCTACCTATGACATATTTGCTTTCTCCTGTTTAATTAGTTTTAGGTGTTCACGTTTTAGTTCACGTTCTTTAAAATTCTGTGCCTCACAGCAGCCACAGCGTAAAGTTAGATATTTCTTTCCTCTTAAATTTACGCTGCCTACATGTCGTGCTGTTGATTTCATCTTATATTTACCAATAGTTGGTGCGTCCTATGGGATTTGAACCCATATTGTCGGTGTTTTAGAGACACCCGCTTTAACCGTTAAGCTAAGGTCGCATTATCCTTTAATATTCTATAATAACTTGCACGACTTATTTTACATTCTAACATAATTTCTTGCACATTAAAATTTTTTTCTTTCATATCCAAAACTTTTTGAGATTGGCTTCTAGCAGTAGGTTCTCTCCCCCTATAACGTCCATCAAGTTTTGCTTGCTCTATGCCAATAAGATGTTTCTTTCTAATATATTTGTAATAGTAATCGTTATCAGAAAATCCCGCCTCGCCGCCTTCGGTTACATTAAAAAGAATACCAGTTCCGTTGACTTCACGCCCATATGACTCAATAAGTTTCTTTTCAAGTTCTAATGCTTCTTCTTCGGTTAAATTATCAGCAAGAATTTGTATTCTATTTTTATCAGATGGTATTGGTAGTCTCCTACCATGTGTATTCCATGCTCTACTTCCTTTACCCTTGCCAATATAATATGGCAATAAATCACCTTGTCTTAAATGTGCATAAACATAATAACCTTGTGGAAGTTCTTTTTTAGATGGCATAATTTAAGTCCACAAACCCTTGCGAATTTCAATTACCTTCATCAACATCGCAGTATCTTCTGCTTCATATGCTGCTTCAATTTCAAACGATTTATCTAGTGCCGCACGACCACGTGCTCGTTCTTCTGGAGTTTCTTGGTCACGACTTTCAAAGATATGATCTGCACCATACTTTTCTTCCATATCTTTACAATACTGAGTCCAATCACTTGCATCATGCACATCAGGACGCTTTGGACGATCAAACTTCCACCAGATATAAAGTTTCATTACATCAATGGCTCGCTGCGCTTGGTCAGTCAATGTACCAAATTTTGGATCGGTTGGTTCCATGCCCCATGATTCATCGTAGAACAAACCCATTTCCCACTTTAGGGATGCCAAGCCAAGTTCAGGGCAACGACCGTTTTTCCACACAGCCGTCTTGCTTGACTCAGTGTTTAACCAACGACTTTTCCACGCCACTTCTTTTTCAACATAATCAACAATACCTTGCATGATACTATGAAGAATACGCTCATCTAAATCATGATATTCACCAACAGGCAAACCTGTTGGAAGAACATGAGTTTGACGCCAGAACCGATTACGCAGATAATAACGAATATTATCAATATGTCCAACAGTATTGCGATCAATCTTATCTACGATACGAGGAAAGGTTTCAGTTACCCAATAGCCGATAGGATGTGCGGCTTTGGTCTCACGCTTCCACACTGACCAAGCGCCCCATTCGAGGGCAACTGGTTTTTCAATACCAAATTTTTCACGAAGCCAGTAAAATAATTTTGTTTCGGACCAATAGCGTGACATAACTCTTCCTTAAAAAATGGTGCCTGGTGAGGGACTCGAACCCCCGTTGTTGTATTCCGCCTTACAAAAGCGGTGCTGTCGCCACTGAGCCAACCAGGCATTAACTTATTCTTTAGGAACGGTGTGCTTTACGCCATCCCAACTTCTATTTACTTTAGCAGATTCTGTAGAAAAGTCAATAACTAAATCATAAAATTCTGTAAGTTCGTTATTAAATTGTTCGCGTAAAATTGAAGCAAGTTCAATTGCCGTTTGCCAATTTCCACTTTTGTATTCAATGATAAGTTTTTCATGCATTTCTTTAAAGAATTGTATTGTTGCAATATCAGCTATATTATTAACTTCAAGAACTGCATAAAGAACAAGCGGTTCTGACATGCCTGGTTGCATTACTGTATCAAGTTCTAATACAGTATATCGGTCACGCAATACTTCAACTGTTTTCTTATCAAAAATTATGTTCATGCATTTATATATTCATAATTACAGTAGGTATTAAAAAAATGCATTTTGATTTGTATAGCGATTTACATGACAATTGGTGGTCTCCAGATAAGTTACTAAAGTATAAAGGTTTAGGAACTAGTTTGGTTGCTGTTGTAGCTGGTGACATCTCTAATAATTGGGATTATAGCTATAATACATTGGTAGAAATGAGCAATTATTACCGCCATGTGATATTTGTTGAAGGTAATCACGAACATAATCATCAAACCAACATTACTGAAAATTGTTATAAATTTCAAGAACGGTTAAAAGATAACCCAAATATAACTTATCTGTATAAGAGTGCAATTGTCCTTGATGATATAGCATTTGTTGGATGCAATGGTTGGTGGACTTTTGATTTTTGTCAGCCAGAAGTTCAAACAGTAGATTGTTGGAATTCTCTAATAGATGCAACTTATAGCGAGAAGCTGTTAAGTGAAATATTCATTAGTGCTAAGATGGATGCCAAAACACTGTTAAACCAAGTTGAAATTTTTAATGATGATCCACGCATTAGAAAAATAGTTGTAGTTACGCATACAAGCCCATTGAAAAAATTCAGATATATAAATCCTAACATGGATTTATGTCACATGGGGCGTACTGGTAATAGTCTTATGTCAGTTGTATTAGATGCAAACACCAATAAAAAAATTGATACATGGTGTTTTGGACATGTTCATAAACAATATGACGAAGTTATAGACGGAATCAGATATGTTTGTCATCCTCGTGGGCGAGAAGAAGAAAACATCGGATTCGCTTACTTTCCAAAATTAATTGAAATTTAAACTTCTGGTTCAATCTTTACATTGAGTGGAAAACTATTAGTACGAGCGAGTAGCGTTGCTTCTACAGCCTTGCTTTCTGCAATTTCAAATGGCAGAACAGCAACACTTGCTTGACCCTCTTCATGAATTCTAGCAGTCAATATCATTGCACTATCTTCATTATGATCAAAAACTTCTTGTAGTACAGCCATGACAAACTGAACAGTTGTTACATTATCATTCATAAAAATAACTTTAAAGCGCGGTGGCGCAGTTAAATCAAGACGTGGTGCGATTTTAACTTTAGATTTGGTTGCGGTGTCTGTGCTCATTTTGCTCATCTTCTATTATTTACACGGCGGGACAATTCCCGCCGTGTTTATTGCTATAAATTATTCTGAAATTACTGGAATTTTCTTTGGCTTCTTTTCGTCTGGAACAATATGTTGCAGTTCTACGATAAGCAAGCCATTCTTAACCTTTGCAGCATTTACTACAACATCATCACTGAGTGAAAATGTGCGAATAAACTTGCGAGCAGCAATGCCACGGTGAAGATACTCATTGGTATCCTCGTCGGTGTTTTCGCCAGTGATAACCAATTGATTATCAGTTAAAGTGATATCAATATCTTTTTCAGAAAAGCCACTGATGGCAATCTGAATTTCATAATTGGTTTCATCGTTGCGGATGATATTGTATGGGGGGTAATTTTGTTGTACTTGAATGCTATTTACACGCAGCATATCATCAAACATACGATCAAAACCAATAGTAGTGCGATGAAGGTTATCAAATAATTTTTGGTCGAAGACCTGTAGAAGGTTACTCATGCTTGTTTCTCCTTTTTAAAGCGAGTATGCGATAGACGACCCATAATGGCATCGTCTAACTATATTTAGTGATTCACGCATCATTTGTCAAGGGTTTATTTTAAATATTTTTGTAATAAATTATATGATGTATCTGCTTGTTTTTTCCAACTGTCTCTATCAATTTTAATGTCATTTAATTGCTCAGATAAAATAATAATTTTATTTTCTAAATCTTCAATTTTATTTTTTAAAACAATTACATGATTATTAACAAATGATTCGTTTTCAGATTTGTTTGAAGAAATAAGTTCCCTATCATTGATTTTTTTTAAATAATTATTTAAATCATTAATACAAATACTATATGATCCATCTTCATGCATTTTAGCAGATAGTTTTTTTGCTCGAATATTTCTTGTTAATGTAGTTTTGCTTCGATTAACATAAAGTGCTGCTTTTCCCAAAGAAAGATACTGAGAATTTTTTACATCACTGATTTCTTTAAAATTTTCTTTTTCATCTAACATTTTTTGAATACTTCCAACTAATTTTTTGTTTAATAATATTCCATTTTCATCGTAATTTTTTCTACCATGTTTTTTAATTAGTTTTGTTTCAATATCTAATGCCTCTGATTCTGTTAGGTTAGATTCTAAAATTTTAATGAGATTTTTTTGAGGTTTATCAACATTTTCATGTTTTGTCCAAGCACGGTCCCCGTTACCCTTACCAATATAATAAGGAGTTCCATCGTCACGCAGGTATGCATAAACATAAAAACCCTCTGGATAATATTTTATATTATTTTTCATATTTTGCCAAAAATATTATTCACTTGATTATTCACATGAATAAATGTTGTACGTTTAGATAGTTCTTTAAGCGACTTGCTGCCCGTATAAGTTAGAGTGCTTCTTATGCCGCCAAGAATATCTTGAACCGTATCGCTAACATCGCCACGATAAGGCACAGCAACTTCTTTGCCTTCTGCAGCACGATATGATTTCAATCCACCACTATGCTTTTCATTGGCAGATTTTGAACTCATGCCATAGAACTTAACAAACTGTTGTGTAGTAAAGATATCATCAGGGGTGCCATCGTCCTGTATCCATACCTGATTAGAGCGAGTAGTTTGCGTGACAATATCACCGCCGCCCTGATCATGACCTGCTAGCATACCACCAAGCATCACGAAGTCGGACCCAGCCCCAAAAGCCTTAGACACATCGCCAGGACAAACGCAACCACCATCACTAATGATATGTCCGCCAAGCCCATGAGCAGCATCAGCACACTCAATAATAGCACTAAGCTGTGGATAACCAACACCCGTTTTGAGACGAGTAGTACAGACACTACCAGGACCAATACCAACTTTAATAATATCTGCTCCACTCAGTATCAACTCCTCTGTCATATCACCAGTTACCACATTACCAGCAATGATAATTAGGTCAGGATTTTCGGCACGAAAACGTTTAACAAACTCTACAAATCGTTCGGTATAACCATTAGCAACATCAATGCAAACAAACTTGATATTGTTTGGTGGCAGTTTGCTTTTAATAAGTTTGAACTTTTCGTATTCTTCTTCTTTGATACCAAGACCATATGCCCAATATTCTTGGATTAGATAACCGCTACGACCAATCCATAGGATCAGTTCTTCCGTAGTATAATTCTTGCGTAAGCATGTGAACATATAATAAGAGGCAAGTTTCTCTGCCATCTCAAATGTTCCGACACCATCCATGTTTGCCGCCATGACAGGTTTCCCTATCCATGTACGCTTACTATTACGAAATGTAAAAGTTCGTTCTAGAGATACTTCTTCACGGCTTGTAAGAGTAGATCGTTTAGGCAAGATTAGAACGTCGGAGAAATCCAACTTGGTATCATTAATAATACGCATTATTCACCTATTGATTATCGTGCGATGCCACTATTACGAAGTTCTTTTAACTTCTTCTGCCAACGCTTTACTGCACGTGCTTTGGCTTTCTTACGAACCATACTTGGTTGTTCAAAACGCTCACGCTCGCGAAGAACTTGAAAAATTCCATCTTGCTGTAGCACTTTCTTCATTTTACGAAGTGCTTTATTAACATCATTGTTATGAACTTCAACGAAAAATCCACGCTGACGTACATTTTCTAACTCTGGTCTATGTGCCATTATTTTCCTCTTTATTATAATTATTATATTGTTCAAGCAACCAAGAATAAATGTCGAATGTATTTCTATGTATTGCTGAGCCAATTTCATTTTGCCCTAATGCCCACGTATTTCGTTGAGCAAGCAAAAAACCTTTAAGTAACTCTTTTTTACCACTAAATCTGCAATTAACTAACGTAGCATGGGCATGTTTGTTGGTATTAATACACCAATTGTCATTGCTATCATTGCTGCCATATAGAAACAATGTAATATCTATTCCTAATGAACTGATACTTTTACTTAAACGTTCAATATCGCCCCATTCACAATCAATGAGCAATACTTTAAACCTGTTATCTAAATCTATATCAGGCTCAGTTACTATTCTGCTATTATTCATACATTTAACGTTTCTAGTGCAGATTGTTCAGCATTAGTCATATCGTCAAACTCAATCTCTGCTCTCTGTAGTCTGCCCAACTGCCAATGTTTCCAATTTATATTATCAGTATAGCCAGTATTTTGTGTCTTGTCAACTAAAATCCACATATCACCGTTCCATTTATGAAGATTATTTGGCTGTGAAACAAGAATAAACAACTGACCTACATATGGGTCATTTGGAAATATTGGACCAACAATATCTGTGTCTATATCAAGTAAGTATGCTTTTTCATCTACACCAGCTTGTTCTTCACGCAATATTTCATTTGCGGCATGAAGACGACGAATCTCATGATTTTTATTTTCTACTTCTTTTAATAGTTGATCCAATGCTGCAGTTAAATCCATTAGTGTTTTGTTATCAGTATTATCAACTATACGTTCAACTTCACGAATAGTTTCAACAGGAACTTCCACAATCTTTTCTACTTCAACAATACGTTCAACAATAGTTGGAACTTCTACTATCTTTTCAACAATGCGTTCTTCATAGATAGGAACTGCCTGAGTAATGACACGTTCTACAATTTCTGGCTCTCGATTGCGAAGTTCTTCTACTTCTTCTTGTAAGGCTTCTGCACGAATAATCGCATCATTATTATATACAGTTACAATTTTTTCAACAGGAACTTCTACAATCTTTTCAATATATTCTACTGTGTTTTCTTCTTTTGGCTTGCGCCAACCAATGCTCATCGTAGCACCTAACACAAGTGATACTGCAAGTGGATCAAATACTGCTACAATAAAAATAATAACCCAACGAACTGCTCGTTCAAGCAAGTTTTTATCGACACTATCTCCATATATTAATTGAGCAATATATTTGATTGGTCCAACTTCGGCTTCAACTTTAAGTTGTGCCTGGTTAAGTTTTAACTTCTGACTATTCAAATCTTGAATACGTTTATTGGTATCATCAATAGTTTTATTAGCCGCTTCACGATCTTTCTTTTGACCATCACGTAATTTAGTTGCTTGTGTGGTTAAGGTTGCTGTGCGATTGTTGTCTTTAGTAGCATTTGATGCGCTACTGTTCAACAATCCATTAACAGCATCATCCATTTGCGCAATAATCTTTTGATTATCTTTAATTCGTTGTTGTTCAACTGCAAGATTTTGATCAATCTGTTCAATGAGTAGGGTATTATCGCCTACACTGCTGGTAGTTTCAATATGCGCACGGCTAAGAAATCCAAAGATACCCATAGATGTAACAAACATAAGAACAATAACTGCAAGGCTCAGATAATATTTGATAAACAAATTTATCTTGTTCCAATTACCGTGCAACCATACTGTGGTAATAATCTTACCAAATTCTAATACAGTTCCCATAATGATAATAGGAATTACTGCTCCACTAAAGATGGCAGTTAATCCAGCAATACTATAATATGCTGCAACACCACTGATTGAGATGGCACTTAGGAGTGCTAAAATGTTTAAGAACATTATATATTTACCTTGTTTTCAACCACATACCAACCAATTTTTTTGAAATCTTCACGAATTTCTTCGTCAATCATTCCTTCGGTAATATAATCATTACTATCCATCATATTGCTTACGTAATAGCGCATATAATCGCCACTAAAAGTGCCATCATACAATGCAGCGGCAATACCGCCCGCATGACGCCAAGAACAAGACCAATGCTCTGCTGCTAAAATTGATAGGACTTCTGCCTTAATAAACTCATTATTGCTGAGCGTAGCATAAAGATGCTGACAATAGATATCATTATTTCGTGCTTTATCACGAATATATTGGCTATCAAACAAATCTGCTTCAAGGTTTGGTTTAGGCTGTTCCATTATATAAATCCTTGTATAATTCCCATACGGTAGCTATGCTGCTATCTGCATCTATATTTTTCTGTGGCATAAGATACTTTAACAGTTCTGGTGCTGCTTTTGCAATTAATTTTTTTTGTAATTGCGCATCTGCCATTTGTAAATCTAAACTGTTATTGTCCATGCTTAATATAGTAGTTAGTATAGATATATCTTTAAATGGTGTAAAAGTAATAGTTTTACCTAAATGCCAATGTTGATAATCATTTAAATTTATTTCTACTATTCTTTTATACAAATGATTTATATTTTTGGTATATATTTTTAATTTTGGATCATTTTGTTGTTCTGTATAAATTTTTAAATTTTTATCTGCATTAAAATATTGATAATGGTAGTCACTATTTTTAATTAATTCTGCTATATTTTTTCCACGGTTCATTAATATCATATTAATGGCGCTTGGTCCGCGTAAAAAAGTCTCATCACCCATTGCTCCTGAAATTAACCATGAATCATTGTTCCAGTGATGAATTTGAGCATAACCCCAATTCTGTGATATCTGGTAACGAAATTTTGAAGTAAAATGATCTAAATCATAATGTTCGCAAACTAATAAATCGTGTGCTATATCTAAATTACGCAGCATTGCAAGACATAACATAGTATCAATACCACCCGTAAAAAATATTTTAGGAACTACTGGGCAGTTATTTTTTAACCAAGTAAAATGTTTAATAAGTTTTTCGTAGATAATTTCAACCGCATTATCTATAGTAAGTTCATTATCAAATGAATATGGTATTTTAATAAAATTTTGTATAATATCTCCATTGGATAATATACTGACTAAACTGTT